GCCAACTGGACAGTCAATTCCTGCTGTGTATGTGGTGGGGCAGAAAAGTGTGCCCGCAGAATGGAAAGTGGAAGGCTTGGAAGTGACCATGCGTCAGTATCCAGAAGTGTTGCCTCGGGCGGGCGTGGGCATTGCCAACGTGTTGCAACAATGGGAAGTGGTGCTCATGCAATACAATCCTGATGGGAAGCAAATCGCACAAGCGATGGACAGAATGACAAGGCGATTTCCTGATGCTTCATTTCGCTATCTTCCTGGAGACGACGTGGCTTACGAGCGTTGTCGCATTATTGTTCCTGATCGTGAGATGAGGAGGCTCATTCGCTAATGCTTACAATTACTAGCGCAAAAATTACCAACAAAAAGAAGCTTGAAAAAGCTATTGTTCAGGCTTTTAAGCAATGGGCGGACACCGACATTGATGACGAACACTGGCGCTATCAATTTTTAGAAAGAGAATGGAACTACGATTACAGAAGTCCTACTATTAGGCAAAACAAAGCCAAATATCCCAATCCAATTACCAGTCCTCGTAACATTGAAGACTGGGGTACTTTATACGAAAGCAAAGAATATAATTTTTCCCTGTCTTCCACTGGGGCGCTTGCATCGTGGCATTGGGGCGCCACTAATAGCAGCGGACAAGAATACGCGCACTATGTTCACTATGGCACAAGATTTATGGATGGAAGACCGTTTACGGACGATATTGGCCTAGCTTCGTCTTTCTGGGAAAAAGATCCTGGTCAAGCCCTTAAGATGCAAATGGAAACCACTTTGGCTGGTCTTAATGCACGTTGATCTTCTTAGCAGCGCAGACGGCACTGTTCATGCTATCAACAGCCAGAAGGTGGACAACTGTCTGCGAGTGGGCATTCTTTGTCTTATGTCATGCAGAGAAAGTACCATTAGAATTGCAGACGACTATTGTTCTTTCGTAGTGGACATTCCGGCCGAACTTCGTTCTTCTCATGAGCGAGTGAAAGCCTTTAATGTTGAACTAACCATTCTTGATCATGAGCAAATACAGCTTCCTGCTTGAAACCAAAGAAGAAGGCTTTTTCGACTTGCTTCCCACTCTTCGCTTGAAAAAATATGGCGGCTGGCTTGTAGCAGAAGCAATTGAGCAAGAAGAAATTAGCAAGCTTCAAAGCCAAGCTACTATTAGGGCCGTGCAACTAGCCAAGCGAATTGCAGCGGCCAAGGATATTCCACTAGATGAAGCGTTTGCTCTTTTGCAAGGTGGTAGCTCGTTGTCGGAGGTAGATTTGTTAGCTGACTTCACCGAGGAAACCCTAGGAATGATCTCTAGCGGTTCCTCCATGGAAGCTTCCAATGCTCGCATGGCCACTGCTTTCGTCCGCTCTCGTGGTCAAGGACTTATTGATGGCGAATGGAAAGACATCAACGATTGGACCATTGAAGACACAGAACACTTGCCACGTAAGATCATTGCAAAAGTGGTTGAATTTATTGCGTCTGAGCAAGATGCAGAAGTGAAGGAGGCTGTTGAAACAGCAAAAAAAGCTCAGAAGTAAAGAAGTGGTCGTCTGCCACTGAAGAACTAGAGGACAGGGCCAAGAAAATTCTTGGCTCTCTCACTCCATGGAATGACATTTATTTTCGCTTGTCTGCTTCTGACTTCAAAGACGATAGGTGGAGTGCCAAGAATTTTGGCAAGCAGCCCGTAAGGGACGTTCAGGCTGCGTTGAAATTCTTGGAAAAGCACGATGCAATGAAATATAACATTCAAAGCGTTGCTATTGGCAAACTAGGAGCAACAGTTGTAGGAATGATGGCAGGCAAACAGGCTAAGGCAAAGCCAAGTGACTTCTTCCCATTTGATACAAACAAACTTCAAAAAGATGATGGCCTTACCAATGCCAGCATGATTGTTCTTAATCGCCTGTTAAAAACAAGGCGCATCAATGGACGATTGCTTGGCATGTTGGCAGAAGAAATCAAAAGAGCGTCTTCTCATGAGCAGGCGTGATTGCTACAATGATGATTAAAAGACAGAACAATAGGACATAACAATGGCGGAAGGAGTCAGGCTTGATCTACAAGTTGGGCTTGATACTGCCTACCTGCGGAATCAACTTAATACCATTGGAATCAAGCTTGGCGGGCAAACAATTACGTTGCCCATCAATTTTGACAGGCGGGATATTGTAACCAAGACCAAAGCGCTGCAAAAGTATATTGGTAATAAAACCTTTGACATCAAGATTGAAAGCAATACGCTGACAGCCCTTGCCAATAGAGTTAAAAACTTCAAAGACCGATTGGATGAGCTTAAGCAGGAAGATATCGAGCTAAAAATTAAAACTGGTGCCATAGTTTCTTTAAGCAAGAGAGATGGCGCCAAGGTCATGACTGACCTTAGGGCAGCAGTGCTTGGCGATAGCAAAAAACTGTTAATCCCTACATCCATCAAGCCTTCTATTACAAGGGCTGACGTAAGAGACTTCACAAATGCAGTGAAGTCTAAACTTAGCGGGCTTTCTGTCAAGGTTAAAGCAGACCTTGAAATGAGTGCGGTGCGTGGTGGCGCGAAATCGCAAGCCGAGATTGATGCGGACGTGTTGCGGGGATATGAGGCAATTAGTCGAATGGGCGCCGAGCGAATGAAAGGCGGCGGAGTTACTGAAGCCGCTCGACGTGAACAATTAAAACAAAGGCTATCCACTGGAGAGTTTGATATTGGTCAACTTCGTGATATTGGCACGCAACTTGGCGTTAAGGGAGCTGGTCGATTTAGGAACGTGCAAAATCTTATTGAAAAGATTGTTGCCGAAGCATCGGTCGAGATGATCAAAAAATATCTTGACCCTCAAGCGGTAATGCGAAATCCTAATCGTGGGCCGTTGCAGCAAGTGCTAGATACTTTCGCTCGTGGAGTGTTTCACATGCTGGGCATGGATCCAGCAGCAATGAAAGAGCAAGCTAGGCAGAAACTACTGCCTCCTGCAATCAATTGGCCTGCTCAAATACCTCCCCCTCGACCATTTACCGGTCCTTCATCTACCGGTCGAGCCCTTCCTCCTGGCGCGATTCCCGCTGCGCTTCCTGGCACTTCTTTTGCTAGTCAAAAACGCCTCGTGGGAGACATTTTATCCCCATCGCTTAAAGAAGCATTGCGCGGCGCTGCAAATGCTTTTGTAGATGCGGTAAGAGCCTCTTTGAATTCAGCCGTTCGTCAAGTTAGTGTTCGTGATTTTGGCTCTACTGCGCAACGTGCGTTGCAAGGTCAACGAATAGCAGGATTTCTGCCGCCTGCTACGAGAATAACGACGCAAGAAGCTCGTATTCAGCGAGCATATCGACGCTCGGAAGAGCGCGGATACGACGTTATGGCCGGAGGAAGTGGCGATCGCGTGCGAGGGGTTGGGCAGCCTCCAGAGCGTGGCGGCGCAATTGTTCCGTACGCTCCATCTACAAAACTTCCAGAAAATTATTTTGAAAACATGAAGCGGATGAATGCAGCCATAGAAGTGGCTCGTTCATCATTGAAAAATTTTTCACGAGATCAACTGCCTTTGATTGGTGGCTTGCGTGGTCTTGCTGGTGAATTTGGAATGGCGGCTAAGCAAGTGTTGCTTTATGGCACGGCATATAAAGGGCTCGCATTTATCACCTCTCTGCCAGGTCAAATTTTGAATGCTGCCAAAGGTCAGCAACAATTTGCTAATTCCATGCAGGTAGCAACGGATAAAACAAAAACATTCTCCAAGGAAATGCTTTTCGTTGATAACATTCAAAGAGCATATGGCCTAAATCTTGACACAACAAGACAAGGTTTTGTTCGATTGTTTGCTTCAATGGCACCGTCAGGCTTTGATTCTGGCTCCATTGAAAAACTGTTTACTGGCATCAGTGCCGCAACAGCGGCTCTTCAGCTTACGCCGGACAAAGCGGAAAGAGTGATTTATGCCTTTGGGCAAATGGCGTCCAAGGGGCAAGTGATGTCTGAGGAGTTGAAAGGGCAACTTGGAGATGTGCTTCCTGGCGCTCTGTCAATTTTTGCCGATGCCGCTGGTAAGAGTATTTCAGAATTCAATAAAGACTTAGAAGATGGAGTGTATCAGGGAGAAAAATTCAGAGAATTGATGGCAAAAGTGACTGATGAGTTGATTGATCGCTTTGGCACTGGAGCACAAGTAGCAGGGCGCTCGTTGCAAGGTCTTCTCAATACTGTGCAAGGTGATTTCCAGCGCACGCTCGAAGCCTTTTCTCCATTGGCCAATGCAGCAGCTCAAGCAATTCTCACGCCCATTGGAGGAGCATTGCGACAACTGTCGATGTCTGCTCAGCTCGCCACTGGAGAGGTGGATCGAGTGAAGAAGCAATTAGAAGATCAACAAAAAATTGTTAGCGACTTAAAAATTGGTGGAGCAGATGCCGATCAAATTCGTGCTGCCGAGCAAAACGTGGCGGCATTGCAAGCTCGTCTAGAAATGCTCAACGAAGCAGCCAAAGACCCTGCCATCCAAAAACAAGCTCAAGACATCCAAAGATTCACGCAAGAACTTGCAAAAGCTGGCACTTTTGTGATGAACGCGGCCCAAACCATTGGCAGTATCTTAAATCCAGCACTTTCATTCTTGGGAGGCAACCTCACCACGGTTATCGCTCTTGTTACTTCCGTGTCTCTCGGCTTTCAAGCCATGCGGCTTGCGGCAATGGTTGCCATGGGAGCATTGGTTGCGTTTAGGGCAGTTACGGCTGCCCTTGGTCTCACGGAAACGGCCCGCAGCGCCACTGCGGTGGCGGCGGCATTAAAAATGCTTGGCATCAATGCATCGGGCGCGACCGTACAAATTGTTGGTACGACAACTGCATTAAGGGCGCTGGCCGCCGCTACTGTCATTGGTGCGGTCGTCACTGGAATCACTTTGATTGCAAGTGCTTTTTTGTCAATGCGAGATAGCGCAAATCAAGCCAAAAAAGCAGCCGTCGAAAGTCTTAAGGCGAGTAGGGAAGCCGCATTAAGTGGAAACGTGCTTGGAGTGGAAGCTGAACTAACAAAAACAAAGGCCCAACAGTTTGCACTGGAAGACTTTGCTAAAGAATTGGACAAATATGAAAGGAATAGAAAGAAAGGAGACCTTACCATCTCCGCGTCTCTAAAGCGAACAGCGCAAGACGCAAACATTAGCCTAGATATGATTGGCAACAATAGCCTCCGTAGAATGGAGCTGGATGTAAACGCTGCAAAGCGGGCACTGAATAACCAAAGACAAGTATCAAAACAAGCACGTCAGCAGCAGGAGCAAGATGTAGCGAGGGCGCGGCAACGAGCAAAACAATTAGGACTCAATCAACCAACTCCTGCCCCTTCCCCTACGGGAGCAGACGCAACTTCTGGAAAACCTCCAAAGACTCCTTCCATGGAAGGCTATTACAGCCTGCAAGATCAGCTTGCAAAAAACTTTACGGAAGATCAAATAAGACGGATTGAGCAAGAGTACCAAGCTCGTGTTAATCGCATCAACGCAGAGTTTGACATTAGAGAAGCACGCGCAAATAGTTTTCACAAAGAAGCAATTCAATATGAGCGTAAACTGTCTGAAATTGCATTGGCACGAGAAAAGGCTGTAATGGACGCTTCTAATGAAGTGTTAAAGGCTCGCGAGGGTGTTGTACGGGGCACTCCCGGGGGCAAGGGAATGCCTGGTGGAATTGCTCAATACATCACAGGAGATCCATCCAGTCCTTACTATAGAAAAGACCACGGTGGATCTAACTATCACGAACATCTTGCTTTTGTTAGTAGGCAAGCGGCAGAAGAAGCTTACAGCAAGCTTACTCAAGCGGGAATCAA